GTTGGACTGACGTCCAACCTCTATGCACGAGCCCCATTTACCTCGTGTGTAAGTTTGTTTGAAAGAATAGACTCCTCCAACTGGAAGCCGACACCTAAAAAGTCGGTCTCGTGGCCCCCCTATGGCCTGATAATACCATAGGTTAATAATGAAGGTACGAGTTTGGGTTACTCCACCGATAACAGACGGTTTCCACGTCCGGTTCAGTTAGTGCCGTTAAGGAGCCGCAGAGGTTGTTGCCAAATCTGCGGTACCCCTCTACACGTCCACCTGCCTACTAAGGTAAGTGCTACTATGTCTGTGAGTCACCAGGGCTCTGTATAGATCCCTGGATGATCCGGGAGATGAACTCTATTGACTTTATCCCTAATAATCCTGATGGTTAAACCCAAAATAAAGGATTATTATGGTGGTGTGGTCAGTGTTGAGCTTCGAGAACGGGCATTCATAGGACCCTTAGTATAAGCAGGGCCTTCCGACGTATGTCAAGATAGACTCTGAGAATACAGGATGTTATGACGGCTATAGGGAAACCTATGTCGCAGTAAAAACCAGCTGCGATGATATAACGGACTACTGTCTGCTATATTACACCGAAGTAAAGACCCAGTTGCAGAGCATACAGGCATGTTTCGAGCAGGCTAAGGGATCCCTGTCCCCTGATTACAAGGGATAGGAACGCTTATAGACTGATCTCAACTTTGGCGCTTAAGTGTAGGAGAACGATCCTTGGGCTTAATAATAAACCCAAAAATCAATTCTTAACAATGAAGGCTACTTCCTATATGTTACAACAATATGATCACCCAATGTTCTCTCTTATTGTCCCCAACAAAGCGGCTAATAAATTCGTTGTGGTAGATCCTCAAGATCCTAAAGGTCTTCTTTATCTTATCCAACGAGATTACTTCCGTTTATCCGTAAGTGCACTCGCGAATCAAGAACCACTTGATGTGTTACTGCGGCCAGGGGAGAATCCTGTTAATCCAAATCCGGGAACTCCTAGTGAGTCCCCGGGGTCTAACCACCCCGGATCTCATTCAGACGAGTCTGAATCAGATGAGGTAGGCGGCCTCCGGTATAACCGGACCTCTGATTTAATCCCGGTTCGGAATCATTTTACTAATTCCGGATCAGAGGAGAACTCTGGAATCCGTCAGTACCATACGCAATCTCGTTCTCGAGAAGTGCATAACCCCCTTTCTTGTTTTTCTACTACAATTAAGTCCTCAGAGTTTGACTTCGATGTCAAAGAGCTGGGTATCGCGTCGCGAAAGCTACGCAACTTAATCGTGCAGTGGGGGTCCACCCTTTCTGTGCGATTAGGCTATCCGTTAATGGATCGGACAACCAAACGCAACTTAGTGGAGGTCGGCCATTATTTTGAGAAACAAGTGTTTCACGAGGGTATCAAGACTGCAGTACTTCGTATGAAGATTGCTTGTCATGTTATTAACAACTATTTAGCTGGTAATATCATTACTTGTACTCGATACCTTGGTGCGCCGCTTGCTCTCACTCATGGCTTGCCCCGCTTCCTACCTTTGTCTGTACGACGTCAGATCAGAAGTCGGGATAACCGGGCAATTCTTCTGTGGGTGTCAACACTAGCCTTATATAAGGGGGTGAAGTATTCTTCACTTCCCTCGTATGAGACGATTAGTTCACCTCCACCTGAGATTTTACCGGTCGACTCTCTCTTCGTTCGCCAATTTTGGGATTATATTAATCCTAAATCTCGGCGTCCAGAATGGGGGGAAGGAAAATTTCTTGGCCTTATGACCTCCGGTCCTAATGCCTCTAAATCTATCCTTTCAACACCGTTCGATGCGTACGCATGGTCACTGCAGCCAGTGAATCACTTAAAGGACTTTTTGATTGCCACCGGGCAGAAAGTGCTATTAGATTTATACGATTCATCCTTAGACGCGTTCCGTAAGGGGCGCGATCTTCGGACGAAAATTCGTTTGTCTGATAGCGCTATTCTTCGTCGTGCTGTAACCGAGACCCCTGTTTTAGGACGTTTGTCCTTAAAGCAGGAGCCTGCGGGTAAAGTACGAGTATTCGCTATTGTAGATGGACTGACTCAGTCAGCCCTGAAACCCCTTCATGATTGGATATTTTCCATTCTCAAAGGAGTTCCTAGCGATGCCACGTTCAATCAGATTGGTTCGGTAGTGGAGTTCGCGAAACTACATTCTCGATCAGATGTTTATTCCTTTGACCTATCATCAGCCACGGATTTGATTCCGTTTAAACTGACGTTGGCTATTATGAATGAACCTCTGGGGAAGATTTCTCACTTATGGGGTTCCCTTCTGGTAGATCGTTCTTATCTGACTCCTGATGGAGAGAAATTACGATACACTCGGGGACAACCTATAGGTGCCTTATCTTCCTGGTCTGCATTAGCTATCACCCATCACTGGGTGGTTCAAGAGGCAGCCCGTCGAGTCGGTACTTTCCCGTTCTCTGATTACTTGGTGCTCGGAGACGATATTTCGATCTCCGGAAAACTTGTGGCTGATAGCTATGTCGAAGTCTGTAAGGACTTCAGCATCCCTATCAACCAGAAAGGGATTGTCTCCCTCAAATCTGAGGACAGAGATAGTTTAGTTAATTTCGCAAATCAAGTGATTTGCGGGGATAATAACTATTCTCCAATTCAGATTAGAGAGGAACTTGCTGTCTCGAATGTATCCGCTCGAGCAGAGGCCCTTTCTCGGTTGGTTCTTCGTGGAATTATTGATTACAATTCCCCGAAGTTCCTCCCGACCTGTTTTCGTCACTCTGTAGTTACTACTCGTCAAATCGAGATGGGACGGAAACTTCTTTCACGGGGTTTGCTCCCCGTCGGATTTTCCGAGGTATTAACCTTTCTTCTCCATCCATCAACTGGGAAATCCTGGTTGACGGTGGGAAAAAGCTCCTTACCATATGTTTATCTTCGGCATCTTGCCGGTTTAAACATTTTAGGAGGTTGGAATTATCACAGCTCTCATCCCGACAAGCTGATAGATACAAAGATCCCAAAACGGGATCTTTATCCCTCTCTACTGGTCCTTGTGCAACACATTTGGACTCAGTATGAGCGGATTCTAACTAACCATGTTGGGTTTCTGAACCACGTTCGTGGTAAAGATCCCCAGCAATGGCAAGCAGAAGTACTATTACCTCTGAAATCTGACCTGGCCCGACCATCAGTCAGAATGGCCACCTATGCCCTCGCCTTAGATGGGATTTCCCTGTATTTCAAAGATATACTTACGAAATACGAGAGATTCCCCTTTCTAGGCGGGAAGGTGGGTGACCTGGTGGATTCACATACCGAACTTATATCATTTCTCTATCGGGAAACCGATGAGTTTAATATAGGAGAGTTTGTGAATCTGCTATATGATCTATTGGTCAAATTAGACGATACTCCTCTGAAACCACAGTTTTATACTGGGTATCAAGTGGAGACTCGGCCATTATCCAAGCTAATACGGACAGAGTTTGTCGGTGAAATGGTTACGGAGACTTATCTCCCACATCATCCCGAGTTTGCTCGAACCGCATTATGTTCGGGTAATTATGAGGCGACTCAGATTATATTCCCGAAAACCAAACGCCATGTCGATGCCTTCCCGAATCCGGGGGCAGAGCTGCGTATGGACATTTTCGATGAAATAGTTCTGCAGACGCGTCGTCTAAATGAGACCCCGCGATCGATTCGTTTAGTTCGCAGATGGTTGCGAGATCCTTTAATCACCAAATTATTTGGTGCCTAAGGTCAGCTTCCACTTGCTCCCTTGGGCGAGTCAACCCAGGGGGACAGAAGGCTATGTCTGTGTACTCCTAATCAGAGTATAGTCTCTAACTTCGGTTAATAACACAGATCTGATCGGACCCTCTACCATAAATGGTGATCAGAGTCTCGAAAGAGATAAAAGGGAG